ATGTGATTGTGAGGCAATATATTATAAGAAGAAAGATATGTTATTTTTTTCTTGACTTTATCAAAAAGTATTCGTATATTAAGAAAATTAAATAAATCATAAAATAGGGGTTATAATGGCAAAAAAGAAAGTTGGTCAATTCGACCATTACAAAAAATGGACAACTGATGAAGGATACTCATTTTTCGCTAAGGATTTAGAAGATGCTGAACTATACGTTCAGAGAGTTGGTGGTCATCTTGGTAAGATAAAAGAAGTAGTAGATAAGTGAACTATTTCTATGAAAGAAGTGGGTTATTAGAATCACCCATAAACATAACTTATCACGAGGTGTTCAAGATGGATGATGCTAAATTATCCACATGGATTGATTCGGTTAGAGAATACATTGTAAGTGAATGGGATGAAAAGGGTATCCCACCAACCGTTGGACAGAATAAAAACGAGATAATTGCTTCTTTCAAAAAACTGAGGGACTATAAAATACGAGACTTTATTGAAAAAGACGATGATGGTAATGAAAATGTCATCAAGAATTTCAATAAGTTTGGTTCAGCGGTTAATCAGTTCTTTCCTACCATGATGAAAACCAAGATTGGTATGGGTAAGGAAAGTGTATCCATTTATGATAGATTTGCTGATGAGAACAATCTTGGTATTTTTCGTAATGCCATGAGGCGCGGGGTTAAACGTGACTCAATGTATGCATTTAGTAAATCCATATCATTTGATAGAAAAGAAAATAAAAAGGGTGGACTACCTTATTGGAGCGGAGAGAGTTCTGAAGAATGGTTACAATATTTTAAAGACAATTCATTGAAATTCAAAAACCATCGAGTATGGATTTCCAAGTCACATGAGACAAAGTATTTTAAACAATATGTACATATCAAAGCTGAAGATATAAAGAGACTACATAAAGATGGTTTAATTACAGACCATATGCTATCAAACCTTTGGTGTCCTACTTTAAAACGAATAGTCAATGTCGATGAATTAACAGATACGGTCAGAACTAAGGGTGGTAATGAAAAAGATAACGTTTACATGATTCGTTACTATAATATAAACAAGAGGTTATTCCCTACTATGTTTCAGACATTTAGGTTGGCATTATCTACACAACCTGTTGTTAACTTTCCACCACTAACTGCTAGACTTTTGTATGAGAAATATACCGACCACATTGAACAAGACGAACCATTTAATATTTATGATCCAAGTGCTGGTTGGGGTGGTAGAATATTAGGTGCTATGTCTTCTATGAAAAGAATACATTATATTGGTACTGATCCCAATACTGATAATTTTATACCAGAACTAAACAAGACAAGATATGAGTATGTGGCTGATTTCTTCAATGAGCATGGGTTGGAAACAAATCCATTTTGGGAAGAACCAAAGAATACTTATCACGTTTTTCAAGAGGGTTCAGAACATATTGGTGAACATCCAGACTTCCAACAATACAAAGGTAAGTTGGATTTTGCCTTTACGTCACCACCTTATTTTGATAGGGAACAATATAGTGCTGATGAAGAGCAATCATTTAGGTCTTATCCAATGTATAGTGATTGGAGAGATAATTTCTTGAAACCAACATTGACAAATGCTTTCAATAGTCTAAAATCAGATAGGTATTTGTTATGGAATATCGCTGACATCAAGATAGGTAAAGAAACCTTTCATCCATTAGAACAAGATTCAGTAGATATTATTGAATCACTTGGTGGAGAGTATAAAGGTAAGTTAAAGATGTTGATGTCATCTATGATTGGCATTGACCAATCAAATGTTAAAAATAGTGTAAAGATAGGTGGAACTGCTATGAAGTATGAACCTATTTTTATATTTCATAAAAAAAGTGCTTGACTTTTAATTGAAAGTTTAGTATATTATATTTATAAATTATAACACGAAGTTATAGTTTAATTAAACCGAGGCTATTGTCAAATTGGTTGAAAGATATCTAACTGACTTGGTTCTCATAATTAGGAGACTATCAAATGTCAAATAATAAACAAAAGCTATTAAAAATAGCAAAAGACGTGGAATCATCCACTAAGTATGAATCTCTTTATAACTTTAAGTTTCATATTTTTCCAAAAACCGCTATAGACCAAGATTTCTTACAGAGGTTATTGAAAGTCTGGACGCCAGAAGAATCCGCTAAATACTTATCGGGTTTCTATATTGGTTATCGAGATATTGATCCTTTTGTATTAGTTAAATTGGATTCTATATTGGATGTACTAAGTCAATATAAAGAATCTTTGGAAGAAGACAATACCAGCGATAGAGCTGTGATGGATACTTTCATAAATAAAATTCAGGGATACAAAGATCAAGGTAAAGAGTATCTTATGATAAATGGACAACATCGTAAGGACGTTTATCAAACCTTTTGGAATGACGACACCACATTAGATGAAAACTTTCCTACAATCGGAAAACGCACCGATGTAGAGGGTTTTTCTTGGGGATCATTTGATGAACAAGAACAATTATCTTTATTGGCTGCTCAACATTTAGTTGTTATTGTCGAAAAGTTCAAAACCATGAGTAATCTAAAGGATATTGTGATTTTTCATAATACAGGTAATGAGTGGAATCCGCATGAAGAGCGAATCATAACTCCATCTTATATTGCGAGTGAATTGTATAACTTGAATGAAGATGCTGATTTCAGATCCATATTCTCAAAGGTCAAGTCTGATGATAAATACTCTTATTACAAGAAGGGTATTTCTTTCTTTTTGACTCAAATGTATTGGTCATGGGCTAAATCTACTAGTTTTAATCCAAAGACTGGAAAACCTGAATGGTATAATGTACCAAGTCTTGCTGATAGGAGATTGGATAGTTTGGTTGAAATGGAATCTCCACTCTGGACTGTTGGTAAAGTTGATAAATTCAAGTCACTGGCGAAGAAAATTGCTAGAGGTTATGCTTCGTATGTCAAGAACTTGAAGACGATGAAAGATGCTAGGGGATTGACTTTCAAGATAGCAACATTTAGAAATTACTTTCTTCTTAGAGTTGCTATGGATGTGAAAGGTCATCATGCTTTAGATACTCGTTATACAGTAACCAATGAGTCGGATTTCATGACTAAGTGGGTTATCCAAGAATCTAAAAGAATGGGTGCTAGAAAGAACTTAACCAACGAAGGTAAAGCTCAATGGGATGCTCAAAATAAAAATGGTCTTGGATTAAATGATAAGGCTATAGCTAAACTAAAGAAGAACTACATTGATCCTAATTCTTACATTTGGAGATTGCGAGGTGGTGGTTCTGGTGAAACTCTAGGTAAAGTAGTTGGAGAGCACATCTCGGATTTCTTAAATGAGTTCAGTTCATTTGAATCTTCTGGAGTTGTGAACAGACAGGGTGCTGATTTAAACTCGACAGTTACAAATGAAGTTCTGTTAGAAGCTATGAGCAGTAAATCACTTGAAACTGCAAGTATGGGAGAGTTACTCACTTTACAAGATGGTAGTAAAACTCATATAGGTCATAAAAAAGCTAAATCTAAAGGTGGTGAACCAACTTTAGGTAATCTTGAACCACAGGACCAGTTTTATAATCAAAGTCAAGGGAATAAGTAATGAGAACAATATTTGACTTTCCAGATTTAGTTGATGAAGAGGTAAGTGAAGTAGAAAAATACATCGGGCAGATTGAAAAGGGCTGGGTGGATCCGTTGGATCCACCTATTGTCCAAGAACACGAGGGATTCCAAGTTGTAAGGGAAGACTTAATCAATGGTAGTTCTAAAGTTAGAGCAAGTGATTACTTAGTCAGTACTTTAAATGGAGTTGAAGAGTTGGTTTATGGAAGTTGTCCTGCAACTGGACATGCTCAGATAGCACTATCGGTATTGGCAAAACGATATGGGATGAAATCAGTTGTATTTATGGCAGAAAGGTCTTTGGATAAGTTGACTAAACAACAAAAACACGCGATCAGAGAAGGTGTAGATTTTCGTTGGGTCAAGATGGGGATGTTAAATGTAACTGAAAGTCATGCAAAAAAGTATGCAAGTGAAAATCCAGAGAAAAGACTTCTTGTCCCAATAGGGGTAGACCATCCTGCAGTTGTTGCTGGTTATGCTGTTATTGCTAGACGAATGGGAATACAACCAAAAGAAGTTTGGACGGTAGGTTCAAGTGGTACTCTTACAAGAGGGTTACAAGAAGGATGGCCTGATGCAGATTTTCATTGTGTTTCTGTAGGACATAAAGGTGATTATGGAAGAGCTAAGGTTTATAGACATCCATTAACATTTCCACAAGATGTCAGACCAGAAGATGCTCCACCATTTCCATCGGTTAGTAATTATGATGCAAAGGCATGGAAATATATGAGAGAGTATGCTTCGGAGGGAGCATTGTTTTGGAATGTGAGTGGGTAAATGAATGACTTCTTTGAATTCAATAATAACAAACCCACGATTTGTTTTACACGAATAAGGTCATCAGAAAGGTATACTAAACCCCTACAATCTATCGCCGACAGTATGTTTCATGTATGTAAGACATTCATGTGCAATAATCCACAATACAATTACAAGTTATTCGGACTATCGTTTTCAAGTGCTTGGCCTACTAAATTATATCAAGATATAGCAGATTCAGATTACATCGTGATACCATCTGAAGCTGAGTTTATGTTTCATATTCCAGATAGAGTTATGAGTATCGTGAAAAAACGAAGTGATGAGATTTTGAATGGTGTGCGAGAAGTTATAGATGGGAAGACAATTATTATAATACAATCAGATAGAGCCGATAGTGTTGAGTTATATCGAGATTATGTCTTTCCTGATAATGATGTAAAAATACATTCAATAGACGAGTGTGATTTCAAAGGTGGACTACATAGTTTAAAATACCATTTCATAAAACAAAGATTTCATAGTGGTGCTAAAATACATGACTTTGGATATTGGGGTACATCTAAAAAGAAAAAGGTAGGTGGAGATTTAAGTGGGGATGTCAGACACGAGGTATTGAAAGATTTACATAAGTCTGATTTAAAAACTTTGTTTATTGGTAACTTTGATGGATTCCAAAGGGATGTGAAGTTCACGAGGAAACTTGAAAACATTGTACCACATCTGATGGATTTTAGAAGTACCTTGTGTTTTAATTGGCCTGGTTATGATGAGTATTTAACGTCAAGATACAATGAAGCAATTGCGTGTGATATAATACCATTGGTGTGGAAGAACTACGATATAAACAATCAGTTGGTTGAAAGTGATTGGCAACGATGTTATTCATTTGAAGATATTGAAAGAAAGTGCTTGGAATTAAGGGATGAAAGTGTTAGATTAGAACACTTAAATAGAATTAAAAAGAAGTATAAAGAATCAACAGAGAACATTGAATACTATGAAAAAGAGTTTGAAACTAAAATTAAAGGAATTATAGATGTTAGATAAGATTTACATCCCTACATTTCGTAGAGCAGACATCCAAATTACCTATGATAATTTACCAGATGAGTATAAAGAAAAAGTGATTATGGTGGTGCAAGAACAAGAGAGAAAAGATTATAATTACGATGTAGAATATTTGGTTGTTGGTAATAATATTGGAATTGCCAAAACAAGAGAACTGATTTGTAGAGATGCTGGAAAGACAAGATTTTTAATGGTGGATGATGATATAGTTTTTCATAGAAGAAACCAAAAGTATTATTCGGCTTTTGACAAAGTATCTAATATGGGTAAGTCAAAAAGAATTTCAACTAAACGTGACTTGGATGATATGTTTACTTTATTTAACGAGTGGATGGATGATGGTATGCTTCACGTTGGCTGTAGAAGAAGTGATTTACCGCCGGTTAAAACACCACATTCAAACATAGTTTTTATTCAAGGAGCTCATTTCATAAATGGAGAGGTGTTATCAGAGATAATTGAAGAGATTGATTGGACATATTGTGAAGTGGGTGAGGATGCACATTTTATGTTAGAGTATTTGATTCGAGGGTATGACAACAGAAGATCAGATGAATTTGTTTTTTCAGCAAAATCATTTCAAGAAGGTGGTTGTTCTGTATTCAGAGATGCTAAATTTCACAATAGAGAACATAAAAAATTAATGTCGAGATGGCCAGAATACGTAATTCTTAGAAAAGAAATACAAGCACAAGGATCACATGGTCATAAGATAGGGGTAATAAAAGAATTTGGTTACAAGCCAAAAAAAGCCCGTAAAAAATTCTTACAAGAGAATTTTATGAAAAACGATTTAAACATAACACAACCCAAGAAACAATTTCAACCAGAAATAGATAAGAGAGTAAAGAAATGAAAGAACTAACACCTGAACAAATAGAAAATAATTGGCACGACTTAATTGATTTAGTCAATACCACCTTTGAGGGTGAAAGATTAGATAAGTTAATTAAAATGTATGACTACTTTGAAGAACGAATGTGTATGGCACCAGCCAGTGGTAAGGAACATTTTCATAACTGTCATGCGGGTGGTTATGTGGAACACGTATTGCATGTCGTAAAGTTAGCAAAACAGATTGCCGGAACGTGGAAACAAAATGGTGCGACAATTAACTTCACTATGGAAGAATTAGTGTTTGCCGCCCTACATCATGATTTAGGTAAGGTCGGTGATTTGGCTGATGATTACTACACACCAAACGATTCGGATTGGCATAGAAAGAATCAAGGATTGATTTATAAACATAATCCTAACTTACAGTTCATGACCGTAACTGATAGAGCTTTGTTTTTACTTCAGCACTTTGGTATCGTGTTGTCAGACAATGAGTATATTGGGTTAAGATTGACAGACGGATTGTATGAAGAAGCAAACAAGAGTTACTACATAGGTTATAGTCCTGAACGAGCATTGAGAAGTAATATTGCTTACATACTTCATCAGGCTGATATGATGGCAACCCACATCGAGTATGACTTTTGGAAACGTGGTGATCACGATGCCGTGAT